TGTGTCCTCTTACTCTTTCTTTTATTTAGCGGCAACATCGTGAAAGACAGAGGTCATCGGTTCTTTCTGTATGCCTTACGTTTGGCCTTCTTCTCTTCCTTCTGCACTCGTATCTCTTCTTCAGTCATCCCTCTTAGCTTCTCTTCTTTAGCTTCCCTTATCTCATCATTGTGTTCTTGTTGTTTGAGTGTGAGCTCTGTGTCTGTAAGGACATGTGGTGCTATGATGTCTATGGATGCACGGAGATGTCCAGTCCCTAGTTGTATCTGATGTTCACAGTTTCTTAGATGTTGTATTATTCTCTTTCGCTCCTCTTCGGGAATGAACTTGGTCAAGTAGTGTATGTTCTTATCTATCGCAACAAGACCAGAGGCTATGTCTATCAGTGCATCCTTTAGATCTTTATGGGTACCACGTAATGTTCTTTGTTGTGCATTGGGACTACTCTTGTTCATCAGTGTCTCCTTCATCTTTCTCTTTCTTATCATCTTCTTCTTTCTCTTCGAACAGCTGTGATGTGTAATCGGGTGCTTCGATGTCTTCGTATTCGATGTGTACTGCTTTGAATTCAAATACTTTTAGCCATTCAGCTTCATCACTATCGGCGGAGACTACTGCTTTATAGACTGTTGGTTCTTCTCCTACTGTGAAGCTTTCATCTTCGAAGATGTTCACTCTTGGCTTGTCATCTTTCGCGGCAATAGACACTTTTAGTTTTTTTCTTTCAATCGTATCGTCAATGAGAGTGAAACGAAACGTTTTGATACGCTCAGTGCGTGTTCCTCCCATAGTTGGGAATGGTAATAGTGTTAGCATACGTGCTCCTTTTTGAAGGGCGCTCCATACGATTGTAGAGGGAGCGCTTGGGTTATGTTGCAATCATAGATTTCATCTATGTTAATGGACTGAATGTATCGACACAGTGTGAATGAGGTTGCCAGAATAAGTAGACTGCATCGAAGACGAAGTCCTTATGTCCTCTCTTGTGCCACTTCTGACAACTCCAGTTTGATAGCCATTGATGTCCGTTCACATCTATAAATTGTACAGGGTTTGCTACCTTCTTTAAAGCATTGACACGATTGACAATAAAGTCTATCTCTACAAACCTTTGTCTACAGTTGGTGGTATCTACGAACAGAGCACTGATGTTGCCAGTGGGTGCATACTGTTCATTGGCCCACATCTCTACATCTGTCCAAGAGATAGCGTGCCATACATTGTCTCCATTGGACTGAGGTGATGAACTGTAAGCAAATGTTCTCATCTGGTTAGATGTCTCCATCACCCACAATGCTCCTTCGAGGTTCTTCTGTGCCATCAGTTGTCTTGTCAACGATCGAGTACCAAACTGTACTTGTCTGTTTGTATTCAGCCATCCTCTCTTTTGGGCATCGAGATCGTAGGCCTTGAATGGAGACTTGTTCCTTGTCTTTATCTTGTATGTTTTTGTCATCATTTGTTCTTCCTTCTGTTTGTTTGTTGGCGGTTATCTTGGAACCGTCAATACATAATTATACAGTAAGAGTGTGTTCAATTACAAAAAGTTTGACAAACTTGTAAAGAAAAAACCCCACCGACGGAGGCCGATGGGGTCAAACAAATCTCAATTTTTAAGGAGAACTAAAAATGTATTACATAAAACATTCAAGCTCAGTACTAACTATACCATCCCTAACTTCTGTTGTTCATTTATTTATCTGTTTGTCGTACTACTTGTTCCAGCATCTCTATGCGTCTGTCGAGTTTATCAACAGCTTGCACAAACACTTCCCTGTCAGCCTTACTCTCTTCCATCATCATTTTCATCTGTTCTTGAGTAATTTTCACAAAGGATTGGTGTAAGTAAATAGCGATAGCCGGAGCAACGGCAACGATGCCGAACATTTCAATTAATGTTATGATGTCCATCATTTACTCCTTGTTATCATCTATTACCCTTGGATGTACCAAACGCGTAGGTTATCGCCGTTTGTTGGAGCAGTCCCGAAGGTTATCTGTCCAACTCCACCAGTACCACCGTTCAATGAAACACTGTACTCATCCATTCCAGAAGGAGAAGATGATTTTTGTTCCATAATCAAACCGTTTCGTACAACAATGATCGATGCGAAGTCGCCAGACAGAGTATGTCCAAGATCAAAAGCAGTAGCTGAACCGTTTGCAGTGAGACTTACCCATTCAGACTGAAGCAAAAGCTTAGCAGAACCGATACTGTCGTTTGGTATCTTAGCGGCTGTGACTTGATTGTCTCCAATCTTAACAGTCGTGACAGCGTTAGAAGCAAGTTGAGTTGCACCAATACCACCGTCAGCAACCTTTACACCAGATCCGCCTTTCGCAAGAGAAGATCCATCAAGGTTTAAGTCCATTGTTTGAGCAGCAGAACCATTGAAGGCACCACCGATCGCAAGACCTTGTCCAGCAGCAAGAGCATCAAGGTTTGTACCCAGAGCTTTACCAGAGATTGTACTGTTAGCAAGCTTTGCATTCGCAATAGAACCAGCAAGCTTCGCACTTGAGATAGCACTATCAGCAATGTAGATACCGTTAGCATCTTTTGTGATTGTACCACCACTTTCTGATTTACATTTCAAATCCAACTTGTTAGAAGTGAACTGCATTCCAGGGTTTGTAGCAAGGTCTACGCTGATAACATCTGGGTTTCCAGAAGCATCGATAGCGATACCGTCTCCACCACTGAAGGTGTCTACGACTTTACTATCTACGTATGCCTTAGTTGCTGCGTGTCCAGCAGATGAGGGAGTAGCGACAGAAACAGTACCAGATGAAAAGTCATAGGTGGCGGTCTCGTCAATTTGAGTAGGGCCTAAGGTATTATTTGCAACCTGATTACCCCTAATTTGAATAGCCATGAAAGGGCTCCTTTATTTAGGTTTTGATTGATGGTGAATAAATCACCGTTATTGACTCGCCCTGCTGCACCGTCGTGGCGATAGTGAATGTCTCATTGTCTATCACATTTATTTCCGATCCTCCAGGAGGACCTTGGTATAAACCATTTAGATAGACAATTAGTCTTGTTGATTGAAACGATTGTGTCGTTGTAAATCGTGTTGTCCCTCCAACTTGTATCTGTGATGACAAGTCTTCTTGGATAAAGTCTGAACCTTGTATCGGTTCGAATGGTCCTCCGAAGGTGATGTCTGGCATTCTTCACCTCCCTATTCGAACCACGTGACAAGTATCTCAGTAGCTGTAAAGCTTCCAACGTTTGTCTTACAAAAGAGGACAATCTTATCTGTCTCTGATGCGTGATAGGCATTAACTCTAAAGGCCACAGAATACGATGTACCATCTATCGATGGTTCAAACGATGAACTACTCGATGGCAACAACAAGTCATTACCAGCATCATCTGTGTATCCTTTCAGAGTTATTGATGTTGCACTACCCGACACCGTTCCTTTGATACGTATTAGTTGTATGTTCCCAGCATAGACTGTGCTTCTTCTCACTATTGATGAGTTCGCACCATCTGTTATCTGGTTTAAGTTTATTGTTATCTTCTTGGTTGATCCATAAGAGGTATCGAATACGACATTAGCCACATCCTCTTTTACTCTATGAATAAACTGACCAAACTTCGCCATCTGCTACTCCCCGCGTTGTTTGTTGCTGTTTATTATTAGTTGTACTGATTGGGTTTGCCCATCTCTTGATTGGCTACTTGTCTCTGTCTTGCAATAGCTTTATTCTTTCCACGACGCATAGGCTTTGCCTTCGTACGCTTCTTCTTTAGTCTCGCTCTTGCTTTCATTTTTCTTTTAGGTTTCTTCATTTGTTATCACCATTTCTTGATTGGGTTATTTGCATTTTTCGCAATTGCATTCGCAGCAATCACAACATTTACAGTTTCTACTTTTGCAAGTTGTACACATTATTTGCTTCTCCTCGATGGTCTGTATCTGGTTGAGTACTTGGCACCTTTACGTCTGTTCGTACTTCTCTTTACGACACGTAGGTTATCTGGTTTGTTGCTCCCACCTTTACTTATGGGCCGTATGTGGTCTATCTCAAGGCCATCTCCTTTCCTTACCAAACCTTTCCGCTTAGCTCTTCGCCTTGCTTGGTTTCGCATGTTCCTTTCGGTCTTTGCTTTCTTAGAAGAATGGTACTTCTTATAGATCTTTTTGTAGTTCTTTTTCTTTGGCATTACTTGTATCCCTCCATAAACTTACGCAGTTCAGCTTCTTGTTGTCTCACTTGTCTGTCTAACTTTTCCCATTCCTTGGGTACTCTTATTGTTTTCTCACGACCTACAAGGTATAGGACGGGTTTTACTATACCTCTTTCACTTTCTTCGTAGCCAAACGAAGTGCCCTCTGGTAAGTATCCTCCAGCAATTGCGGCACCAGTTAGATCATTCATCAGTCTTTGGTATCCACCGAACTGTAGCATTGTCTGATACATTAAGAACCTATCGTATCCTTCAGCACTCTTGAACTGTAGTTGGTATCCACCTCTTGGTTCAACGTCTACTTCACTTGGCACAAGGATTGGATTGCCTTCATCATCAACTCTTCCACTATCGACCATTCCTACGCCACTGTCATCAAAGTCTATACCTTTCGCTAACTCTTCTGCAGTTAACTTTCTTCTTTCGAATGTGTCAGGGTCAACAATGTATCTTTGAACTCCAACCTCTGCTTTGCCAGCTCTTCTGTTCTCTGTGGCGACATAGTCTATGTCAAAGTATTCCATTGCACTCTTACCCATCCACGGTGGTATCGCACTGATTTGATACACAGTCTTGGCTGGTACACCTTTCTTGTATTCCATTGTTGTATCTTTCAATAACGCAAGGTACGGATTGTATCCCATCTCTAAGATACCACCAAGACCAGCTTCCATAACTTGTGGTGTTTGTGCAAAGTCTTTCAACTCTCTCGATAGAAGCATAGTGTTTCGACCACCTTCTGCCATTGAAGCAATCTGTTTGAAAGAACCAATAACTGGATTACGATAGTACACATTGAATGCTGTTTGGTCTTTCTCTGATAGTGGGTCTATCTCGTTATAGAGAAGTTGGTCTCCTAACTCATACTGACTACCAAAGATGTCTTCAGTTGTTTTACGATGTGTGTTCAATTGTGCTACAACACTTCTGAACTTTCTTGGATCAGCCATACCTTTGATCATCTCTTGTCCCATCATCCACGAGAAGGACATGTATAGGAAGGCCTTACCTACAGTTTCTTGTGCTGGTTTCGGCATTGCACCGTAGTCTAATAGAACATCTCTTGCAAGGACTGATGCTTGGTTGCCAGTCTTTCCTTCGCTAAGTGCTTTGAAGAATACAGCTTCACGGAACATCCGGTCTGTACTATCAGCAAACTCCATACCAAGAGATGTTCCCATACCCGGTCGTACAGTACCTATCGGCACCATCTCTTTGGCGATACCATACTTTTCAGCCATTCTTTGCACATCACGAATGAAGTTATCGTCTAAGTGTAATGATGCTTGCGTAGACCCAAGGTTCTTTGTTCTGTACAAGTCCACAGCTTCTTCCATTGTGTAAGGACCAATGTACTTTGTATCTCCAATCTGTCTCGTCACATAACGATTAAGACCAGCACTTCCCATTTGTGGTGTTCCAACTCCACCAAGTTTCGGAATGTCTTTATTGGTTGCGGGTATGCCAGCTGGTATCTCTTTATCTGTGAATGGTACTTTTGGTTTGCCAAGTGCGCCAGTTTCTTCTAACACATCACCAGCAACTGAAGGACTACGACCAGTGAAAGGATTTTTGATAGCTCTTGCTTGTTGTCTCATTACAGTACCAACATACTCTGGTGCCGTCACACTCGCAATCATTGGTGCAGTCACGAAGTTCTCTGCGTGATAGATAACATTTGGCAATGCAAGTCCACCAAGTTGTCCAGATACAAGTCTCTTTCGTAGTGCGATGTTGTATTTCATTACTTGGTTCAAGTATTCTAAGTTGTTGCCAGGTGCTCGTTGCAATCGTGTAAGGTTCTTTGCAATGATGTCAGATGTTTCAGGATCCAATACTATCTTTTGCAATGCCTTGTTATTAGCTCCGATTGTTGCGAGGTCAGTACCAGGGACTATGTAAAGTGAAGCACTTTCTTTGATAACTTCATCAACAATCTTTGGTTCAATCTTCAGTTTTGTTGCTTCACTTCTGATACCCATAAAGTAGTTTGCTTGTTGTTGTGCTGGTCTATCAAGTCTTGCTCTTTGCTTTGGTGTGATGTCAGCTTTGATAAGTTGTCCTTCACTATTTTTCAACAAACCCATCTTCTCCGCAGCTAACGCATCGATGGCCTTTGCAGTCTCTTCTTTTGTTGCTTCGATTTGTTTTGCGTAGTATCCGATGTTGATTTGCCCTTGTGGCATTGTCTCTGTTATCACCTTTTGTACTCGAAGGCCTCTCGTTTTATCGACAGCGTACGAGATTTTTGCTGCGCTGATGTCGACAGTATCAGGTCTCATGTCTGATGCCATCATTCTCCCCGGCTTCGTTGGCATTGCATTCTTCTTCATCGCTGCAGTGTACAAAGCTTGTGGGTTCTCATTTTGCATCTTTCCTAATACTCTTAGGATAACTGCATCATCAAGTAGAGCTGCAGCTGGTAAACCAGATGTTGCTGCTTCGTATGCAAGTCTGGTCTCTGGTAGATTGAATGCTGGACCTAACAATCTTTCGTAGAAGTCATCAACTACGTGTCGTGGAACATCTGATTTTATTGGAGTGTTTGTGATTGGTATCTTTGTGCCATCTGGAGCAACTGTTATTGGCTTTGGTTCTTTGATGACCATTGTATAGTCATCGCCATTGACAGCTCTATGGAACATCTCATCTATAACTTGTCTGTCATCGTATCCTTGCTTTCGTAATGTCTTTGCTGTAAGAGGTGTTTGTCTCTGTAAGGATACAACAGCTTCTGTTTGTGCTTGTTGTACTTTCCTAACCATTGGGTCGATAGGAGTACCGAGTTCATCGATACTTTGTAAGGGAGACAACAATGTTTCATCAGCAGCTTTGAGACCATCACGTACATCTATAGGACTTACACTTCTTCTTGCTGCATCCATAGCATCGTACATTCCGTATCTTCTTTCGGCTGGTACATTCACTCTATCAGCAAACTGTGTTCCTTCTTGTACGGGTATAACGTTTCTGGTTTCACCTCTTGGGATTTCACCATAACCTCTGTCCAAGTCTTGGAGAGTGGTGCCATCTTGTGTTTTGGTGGGTTTTTGTTGGAACCTACCACCACGAATGCCAGCGAATTTTTCTAATGCTCTTTGTCTGACGTATACATCTTCAGCGTAAGTGATTTTTTCACCGGCTCTCACTTTTCGTATGATGTTATCTAAGAAAGGATCTTGTACTCTGTCCACTTGAAACAATCTACCAAAGTTTACTGGTATGTTTTTGCCATCTGCAGCAACTGTTGTCCCAAGTCCGAGAACATCTGGATTGTATGGTGCACCTACGAACGAATCTTTATTCATAACTCTTGGGCCCATACTTTCACCTTTGAGTGGACCGAATACTTCTTCGACATCTTCGATAAGTCTGATAGGCATTGGTCTATCTACCATCAAAGGAACCATGTCGCCTTGATCGTTTTTGACCATCACTGTATCGCCAGGCTTTCCTTTCATTCTTTTTGTCATACCCGGTGTTCCACTCGGTACTCTTGCGATACCATCGGTACCGTATCTTGCTGGTACCTTTTCTTTTGCATTGAGGAAACGTGAAGATACAGCAACTCTATCTGTAAGAAGATGGTAATCACCCAATCCAAACTGTCCTTCGAGTGTTGCAGCAACCTTTCCTTTCATCGATGCATGCGCTGTTGTTTCAGCTACAACATCCAGTGTTTCTTTGTCATTGGTATCGTCAGCAATTTTGGCAAGTTGACCTTGTCTCTTTCCAGCTCTTGTCGACTTTGTTGGTCCTTTTGGATCAGCACCAATACCACCTCTTCGATTGACACTATCTTGTGCAGCTGTACCCAATGCTGGACTTTTATCTGGGTTTGCAGCCAAGTCATCAATCATCTTTGTTGCTTGTACTTGAGGTTCGCTTGTATTCAGTAAAGCCTTTCCAACATTTTGACCTCTTGCACTCAAGCCTTGTACAACCAACGCTTCATCTAAGATACCATCGCCTACTCTTTCCATCGCAAGCATAACATCGGCTGCATCATCTGCAACGTGTGATGAAACCTTTGAAGTCTCTTTGATAATGCCAAGACCTTCGCCACCAAGAAGTTTAGGGCCAGTAAGTTCGAATGCATCTTTGACACTTGTACTTTGCTTTCCAGCTTCACTCAAACCTTCTATCGCATTCAGTTCTTTGTTCAACATTCCATACATTCTGAAGTTGGCTGGTAGTTTTGATGCACCCTGTACTCCCAATTGTGCAAGCTTGAGTGGTGCTTCAAGAGGAATAGCAATCTCGCCAATAGTACCACCAATGACGAATGCATCTGGTGAATAACGCCAAGGTAGATCACCAGAAGCTATCTGTTCTTCAGTAAAGTCTGATTGGCCACCACGAAAGTATACTTCTGGAATAAGTGAAACAATGTCATTACCAAGTGTTCTACCCGTAGCAGTTTCTACAAGTACTTCTTTCAAGTAAGCATCCATTAGATTGATTGGTTGTGTGATCGTTCCATCCACATCATCTGTAAAGTCTACAGTAGGAGATACCAATCTCGATCCATACTTCCTTGCAAACTCAACCTCATCATCTCCAGTTCTGAACTCTGGCATAACTGTTTCTGATGCGATGTCAACTACGGGATTGAGTGCAAGTCTGAATACAAAGTTTAAGTTTCTTGCATACTGGACCGGTGTACTTTCTACGATAGCATCAGGGTCTATACGACCAGTCTTCTTCATCTGTTGGATCATCGTGTTGCCACTATCTGTTGTAGCATACTTCCATGCGTCTTCTAACACACTCATTGTTCTCGACCCGTATGTTCTACCACCCTTGAGCTTGTCGTACTTTGTAGCGTACCCATACATCCCAGCATTACGATACTCGGTAAGCACTGCGTTGACAGCAATTGTTTCAATCATGTCATCAAAGATTTCTTCTTGAGTAGGAAACATCTTCAATCTACCCATCGCTGTAAGTGAACCAGTGTGATAGTCCAACAACATCTTGGGCGTCACTCTATTTTCAAGTTGTGCTCTTGCTTGATTTCTTGCTTGTCCTAATAGACTATCTACAACTTCGTTGAATGCATCTTCTTCAGTTAACTGTTGTTCATCCATTATTTGTTGTTGTGCTTTAAGTAGGACATCTCTCTTCAAGTTCTGTTGAGCTCTTTCTTTTCGTACTTGTTCGCCACTCTTTACAACTTGTGGTCTGAAAGCTTCAACAGCCAATGTGCTTGTATCCATCTCACGTGCAAGTTCTGGTTGTGTTCGCAAGTCTTCAGCAAGAGGTGAAGCACCCTGAAGCAATGTACGACCAGGGATTGGTATACTTCTTTGGTCGAATGTCTTCCTTTCTGTTTCGCCAGTTTGTTGAAAGTTTTCATCGTATACCGGTACATCTATTGTTTCGCCAGTGAATGGGATTGGTATAGAAGGCACAGCATCACTTGGTGCACGAGGACCAACCTTTTGCATGTCATCGTATTGTGCGTATCTTCTTGGTTGGTCTGGTCTTTTGATGTTGCCCATTACAGCAGGGTCAGCTTTATCACCTTTTAGATCTTCGTAAGCTTTTTGTTCTGCACTTTGCGTGAAACCCATTGGTGGGTCTTTGGCAATGCTAAACATAAGATCGTATCGTTTTGCACGAGAGGTTGTATCTCCACCAAGACCAAGTGGGTCAGTTTCTACAAACTCTGCCCTTCCACCGAATTTCTCTACGAAGTCTTTCAGTGATTTGTTTTGTGCTTCTTGATAAGAAGGAAAGCCTTGACCTTGATAATAACCAATGGCAGTTTCCATTGCTTGTTGTTCTAATTTCTCTATTCGTTTTGGATCGTATACATTACGATTTCTCATAGAGAAAGCAGCTGGAGGAAGAGGAGGTCTATCTTCTGGTACTTCTGGTTCAAACCCGGGCATAAACTGTGAGAAAGGTTTGTATGTAGATGCCGGCGAGTCTAAGTCTAATACATCAATGATTTCTTGAGGTAGTAGGTCAGTTCTTCCACTCTTTACATTCCTTTCCATCTCTGCTTGTTGCGTCAAGTTTTGTTGTGCATTAACTTCTGATTGTTGTTCAGCAAAGATAGTCTTATACGCTTCATCTGGATCTATTAGACCATCACGTATCATTTGGTCATAATTGAAACGATAGATGTCGTTAAGCTTTTCGAGTTCTTCTGGTGTTGGCATTTGTTATCCTCTTACTTTTGTTCTTGTTTTCCAAAGTCTTCAAACATCTTTTCTGCATCTGCATACATGTTAGCATTCAGAGCGACATCTGGTTTTACGATACCTTTCTTATTTACGAATGCGTACCTACGAGTGCCATCGTCATTATAGCCAAGGAACTTGTATCCCATCTTGCCAGTAGTCTTGTATGTGAAGATTGTACCTTCGGGTATCTCGAATGGTTTTGGTGCACTCTCAACAGCAACAGTCTGAGGTTCCCCTCCGTAGAAGGCCGGTGGTGTAGTGATTTCAGTAATTCGTTTGGCTTGTGCTTCAGTCACTCTATCACCGAGTATCTCTTGAATTCTTTCTGTAGGAACACCCGTACGATTTGCTAAGAAAGCATCAACATCAGCTTGACCACCAGGGAATGCCGGATCATTACGAAGTTGGGTCATACTTTCAAAACCTTCATCGATTGGTGCGTTAGCTTTCTTTTCGGCATCTGCAAGTTCTTTCTCTTGTACTTCTATCTGTGCAGATTTATCGTCTATCGCACTTTCAAGTGCATTCTCTGTTGTTTCAGCATCAACTATTTCTTTAGTATCTGAAAGAGGATCAGCTTCTTTTGCGTATGCAACAACACCTTTAAGTGCAAGTCCAGCTATCTGTTCAGCATTCTTAGGGTCCATCTTAGCTGCCATACCCGCAACATCGATAGGTTTACCAGTACCACGATTAGCTATGATTGCATTCATCAGTTCATTTGCTTTGTACTTTACTGTAGCACTATCGCTACCATCAGCGGCTGGTACGTAGTTGTATGGATTGAAACCCATTCCTTGTGTAGATTTGATAGCATCGAATAAGAAACGTTGTTCTGTTGTGAGGTTTCTCATTGCTTTTCTTGTTGCTCCAGAACTGCCTTTCTTCTTGCCGTACTGGTCCCGATAGATTTCTTTCTGTCTTCTCAACATTGCTTCAGCTGTACTCTTTTCAAGTATACTATCTTCCAAGTTTGTCATCTTAGATTGGATACCCGCTAAGCGTGATGCCATCAACTCTTCTTGCTCCAACGATGTAGCACTGGGGCCTTTTGCTCCAGTCGTACCGGTTGTTTGTGTAGGAGCGACACCAGCGAGCCTTTCAAGCTCTTTCAACTCTTTGTTAGAAATTGTACCACCAGCAATCGAGGCCATCAAGTCTGATTTACGAGCAGCCTTTGCAGCTTCAATTCTCTTTGGTGCTAAAATGTCTTGTTCGACTTCGGGAACACCAACGGTGTCAGCGATTGCTTTTCGTATTGCACTTTTATTGCTATTGAAGATTGCACCGTTTCCAGCAGCTTGTGCCTCAGCTTCCATCTTGTTGTATAAAGCAACACCCACAACTCTTGCTTCGTTGGAACCACTATCAAAACCGGTTAGTCCACGAATAGCTGAAATTGTGTTTGCCATAGATGCTGAAAGATTGAGTGCAGCATTTCTTGCTGTTGCATTCAAGTTCGCACCAACTGGGACACCAAACTCTTGATTTACCAGTTTCTCTACACTCAGGGTTCTATTCTGTTTGTTTTCTTGGATACCTTGTTTGAATTTTGCAAGTGCAAGCTGTCTATCAAACTTCTTATCAGTAAGACCTTTACGTGAACCACCACTAGATCCAGCAGTACCTACACCTTCGATAAACTCTAAGTACTCTTTTTCTTTCTTCGCATAGTACGCCAAGAGAGACTGTTGTGTAGTCAGTTCTTGTTGTGCTAATGCTAATGCAGTTTGCATTCGTTGTCTATGGGTCTTCAAATAAGTGTCCATAAACAGTGCGCCATACGTAGGTGGTATGTACTCTTGTTTTATTTGTTCTGGCATTATTGTGTTCCTCCGGTGCCGGTACCGATACCGTATTCATTCAATGTTTGCAGTTGTTGGAGGATTTCATTCTCAGCTTCTAACTGAGCTTGTCCCATCGACAACTCTTCGCCAAGCAACATACCTTGTGTTCCAGTTTCAACAGCGCCACCAATACCTAATGTGATTGCTTGCGTTATAGCCGCTTTCTTTGCAGCTTCTTGTGCAGCAGCTCTGTTGCTTAGACCCAATAACAATTGTTCTTCACGTTGTCGTTGTGCTTGGTTTAGTTTTTGTATCTTATCTTCAGCACCAGCTTGTATCTTCGCCATGTTTTCACTTTCAGCTAATGCCGTAAGAAACGTAGAACCAGAACCACTATCCATACCAGCCATCGTAGCTTTCAATTGATCTTGTCGTTCTCTTGATGCGGCCTTGACTGGATTGATAATAGCTTGTCGTACATCTGTCATTTCTTGATCACTGAACCCAAGGAGACCCAACTCTTGCTCTCTTTGTAGTTTCTGTAATTGTTTTTTCTCGTAATCACTCATCATCCCTTCGGCTTGTTGATGTGCAGCGATACCTTGTCCGATACCTTGGATCGCTTTGCCACCCGCCAAGATGAGTGCTAATGTTAAAGGCTCCATTGGTTATCTCCTAATAAAATGCTGAAATGGAATAAGTGTAGAATTTAAGTGGAACAGAAGTCGAACCGGTTTGTCCCACCAACGTAAAGAAATGTTCTCCCGCATCAAGTTCTTTTACGAATTGTGCAGAATAGGTTCTTCTTCTGTATGGTGATACGATTGGTTCGTTGCCAGTTCCAGAACCGTTGACCTCTACTTGTTCTGCAAATGTTTGTTGTGTACTATTGACAGCAACGTTATCAACGCGGCAACTTATCAAGGTCTGTGTCGGTGAACTTGTATCATCTGGTGCAAGAGGTCTTGGACTTATCGTAAAGTAAAACAATACCTTCGCTGGGTATTCTAAGTAAAAGTCGACTGAACAGTTGGGTACAACACCACGACCAGAACCACCCAATGCGTGAAACTTTGAACCAAAGTATCCAGGGTGAAAGAATGGAAAGACTGGATGTCCACAAGTGAGTTGTGATTGCATTTCGTATCTATTATTGATAGGGTTGTACAAACCTTTCATCACGTGTTTTGGTTCGCACCAAGTTGATGCAGTACTAAGGTCTGCACCAGCAACATCGCCATTCAGCCAGTTTCTGATACCATCAATATTCTCTTGAACCTTATCTGCTTCTATTTTTGTATTCGCACTAAATGCGTTTGGTACTACGTACGCCATTTTACACTCCTTCCTTTCGATAAACTACATAGCCGATTGATGCTCGTTCTATGTGAAGAGTGCCGTCTATACCGCCACTTGTGTTGGTAGAAGCTTGGTCCTCAATGAATGTCCCATTCTTGTTCGATGATGTATTATAATGCAAGCCCATCAGTCCAGTCACATAAAGTTGAATAGAGTGCAATGTTTTCGCAGTATCCACTGTTATGTATGTTTGTCCAGAACAATTTCTTGCTCCTCCGATAACCGTATCTGAAGGACCATTCTCTGCATCCATCATCACACAAACAGTATCATTGCCAGCCACATTGGAAGATCCACAAGAACCCATCATTACTGGTACCCAAGTCCAATGATCTCTACGTTTATCAGCGAATGGCATCAAGTTGTTTAGTCCAGTACTGTTTGGATCTGAAACACCACCTCCACCACCGAGTGGTGCAACACCATCATCTGGATTGGCAAAGCCCGGTGATGTACGAGCAAAACCGTGTGTACTATCAGATGCTGATGTGAAGTTTGCATTGCTTCCAAGGTCATCTTGTGTATTGAACTCTGGCCAGATACACATTGCGTAGTTTAGTATCGTTCCTCTTACACTGGAATAGTCTATCAGTTCACACACATAGGTAGCCCAAGATGCAGAATACTGTGGTTCCCATCGCCAAGCAGTCACATTCCAGTATACGTGTATCACATCACCTACTTCGAGTGCAATACCGTTAGAGCGTTGTGTAGAACCATCTTGATACCCTCCAACTGGTATCTTCGTACCAATACCTTGTTGTGTACTTGTCGCGCCAGAAGAGTTGTGTGCAATCTCTTGTCTTTTGTTTGCATCGTCAGTCTTGTTGGCTGTAGCGATAGTATTATCTGTGAGTGAATGATACTTCGCATTTGCCGAAACTGCAGAACCAGTAGCCAAAGTGTAGCCATTCTCTTGAAAGGCTGCGTGCTTGATACACAGTCCTTTATTGTATGCAGTAGCCGAGTTTGCATTTGCAAAGTTGTCTCGTATCAGACCTTCGGTGGCAACGTTATCATCATTTACGCCTTGCGACGAACCAGCGACAGCATTAAAGTTTGCGTTGACTTTTGCAGCTTCGACTGTACCATTCGCTGGATAAAATTTCTCTAAGTTTACTGAGCCCATTGTTCACCTATACTTGTTAATCATTGTGAGAAGTCCACCCCACCAGACAGCCACCACTTGGTTCTGATCTGTGTCATCACGTTGTGAAGGTACTCGCCAATGTATAGAGATTTCGTGATTGCCCTTGCTGATTGGTATCGTACATCTATGGATGGAGTTGTTCATTATTTCGTATTGTCCGGCACTTGTATAGACATTGTTTCCATCTACACGTATCTGCCATTGCATGTATTTGAGAGCCACTTTATCTGTTGTAAAGTTGCGCCAGTAAGACCAGTATTGCGTTTTGGCTTCAGCACATTGCCAATCTATTTGCAACATTCCTTCATTACATTCAAGCGACTTGGAAGTAGCTTGGGCCCAACCATCACCAGCATTTATTGGTTCTTCACCGTATCTATAACCGTACATCAAACGACCCAATCTATTTGGTGTCAAAGTGACGTAGTTTCCATCTGGTTGTAGATCTGTATCTATAGGATTGATGTTATCGAAGATAGCGATGTTTTGAAACAAGCCTCCATCACAAGAAGCGCTCACTACACCACCGTAAGGCATGTTATCTCTATCCATACCTCCATTCATTACATCAACGTAGTTTCCTATCGCATTATCAAACTCTCTTGATTGTACGATAGAACCACTGATAATGTCTGCTTTAGTAAATCTATAAGGCATTATGTATCGCTCCTTTTTCCTCTGATTGTCATTGCTCCATCTGCTTGGTATTCGACTGAATAACCGATGAAGACGAAGTTTTCTATACCAGACATTTCAAAAGCATACTCTGAATAAGCACCACCAGTTATTGGTACTCGTACTTGAGCCAATCGTTTGTTGTCCCACTTTATCTGGTCCCATTTTGCAAGGTCATAAACTTTTTGGTCTATGTGATCTGGTGGTTGCATTATTGCTATGCCACCCTCGAATGGTGTGCCCCAATCTCTATCCTTGTAGTGGTCTACTTTGATACCGAAGTCTCCAGTTGTTATGACGTAGAGGTATAGGTACTTTGGATACTTTTTGAGGTATGGAAGTCCCATGTCTATCCATTGAGAACGAAACTTGAACTGTATTGGTTCAGCTTCTTTTGGTACATCAGATACAGAAGAACCTTGCGTACCAGCCGCTCTTTTAGCTGAGATAGCGTAAATGCCTCTTCGTATTACTACATTGTTTCCGGGTGTACCAGCTGGACTGTAATCATCACATCCAAACAAGAAGTTTGCATCTTTATCTGTCGTGATGCATCGTACTGGCCAGTCTTGACTTCTTTGAGACCATTGACCATTGTTCGTATGATACACAAGTCCCATTTGTAGTTTGGTTCGTCCAGATACCGGTAGATAGTAGTGTAGCTCTTGCATCATTGGTGAGTAAGCACCCACAGCTGCTGGCATCGCATCTACCGATAAACGTTCGAAGATCTCATCCAAACCTTTACTCAACTTGTTTAGAGTAAGATCTGAACCACCATCCAATCCACCAGCAATGATGTAGATACCATCACGTGATACAAATGTCACTCCAATGTTAGGAGCGGCTACTATAGCGTTATGAGAAAAAGCACCAATACCTTCCACGAACGGTACAATCTCGAAGCCTTGAACGTTATCTCCTCGTATCAAATCGATACCATTCTCTCTGAAAACCAGTAAGGAATTATAGTAGGCTTCAAGGCCAGTTATGTCTCCACCTTCTCTGGTTCCAACTTCAAAGAAGTCCAACGCTCCAAACCTATCAGGTTCGAGAGGTTTTGAGAAGTACAATCTTGTTGGGTCCATCTCACCACCATCTACAAATAGACAGTTTTTGAATGCAGCAGAGAACCTACAAGTTGATGCTGGAAACCGAATACTATCAGATCTGTTTGGAGCTTGTGCACCCAATGATTTATCTGATCTGTAGTCTACGTATTCTGTATCGTGATTGTTCTTTATCTCTTCCACAAAGTAGAATAGTGAACGATCACCAGTTTTGTCTGTACGATACATTCGTCTTGCTACAGTACCTCTTGGTCCAGTTGGTATCTCAACTACTGCACATAGTTTGGGTACACCAGAATGACCATCACGAGTGACAGAGGTTCCTTTGTACTTTAGTTTGTTGCTATCGTTTGAGAGTGGACTTTCACTACCGTTCTCATTCACAAATGATACTCGATAGACGTATTCTACTTCTACGTCAGCATCGTTGGAGGTGACACCTTCGAAGTACGAATCGTCTCCTTGATAGATGTTATCTCCACTTCCTACGTAGTCATCAGCAGCTTCGAGTGCTGTAATGTCTCCAGTAGCTCCAGGGTCTCTTATCGCAGAGATCGTAGGTGCACCAGGTGCTTCAGCCCAACCGAGAGGATACAATCTTCCATCCGCTCTGTACTTGACTGGTTCATCTATTCCATTTGTTATGATACAGTACTTGCCGTACGGTTCATACGATGTTCTTGGAGAATTGGGTGCCGGTCTTGTTCTTGTATGATCTAATGTTATTCTCTGCGTAGCAGATGTATCACGCCAAGGTTGTAGTTGACATAGTTTCCCATTACATTCAAACAAGATGTTCTGTTGTTTTGAACCGTGCTTTTGAAACACATAAAGTGAATCGACTGGATGGTTCAATAGATTGGAAGATGTAAAGGGACCATTGTCTGGATCTGTATGAAAGAAAGGTTCGAAGCCAAGATGTGTAGTCCAGCCTTTGGTCTGTGCATCATACGTGAAGTTTTCTATCAATTGTGCCGTGTTTGGTGGCGCAGGGATAGATAAGTCCATTCCCATTTGTGGATTGACTATTTGTCTCGAAGTTGTTTTCATTATGTTCCATCCGCTCCAGTACCGTGTGTTAGATTACGGAATGGGCGAAGATGCATAGGACCACCTCTCATAGAACCTTTGATGTAGTATTGTGCTCTTTCGCTCAAGTATCTTCTTTCACACTTTCGCATTTCATCATCTGCTTTCTTTTCGTAGTATAACGCCATGTCCGGGTTCTTATGCTTTACGAATAACTCTTGACAAGCACGATAGACAAGGTATCTGTGTGTATCAGTTGGTGAGTTTGGTGTATCGTAATCATCGAGCAACTTGCCTGGATAATACATGTATCGTATTCGCATTGGCGTTTGTGTCGCTGGTCTTGGGTGTAAACGTATTCTCCACCGGTTATCCAGTGTGACGGGCACTCTTGGTACTTGTAGCAACGTTGCCATCACATTTAAGTTCCACCAAGCTTCTTGGTATGGAAGTTGGAATGTTGTATCTGTATCTTCGGCTATAACGCGGTTAAGTGTTGCACCAGCAGATTGGAATACGAAAGCACCGAGGTCTCTAAAGAACTTCTCTTCGTGATTGACACCAGCCAGTACTCCTTCGGCTGATACGATACGAAAGAAGATTCGTTTACGTAGTCCAAAGTTGCCTTGTTTTGTTGTATCTTGGAAAGTAAAGTGAGGTCGTTGTGCAATCGTGATTTGTATTGGATCACTCATTGGTCCTACTTCACCGTGTAGTTCGTATGCCATTGCAAACTCGTATGTACCAGCAAGCCATCCACCGCCAGAGGCTGCATCTTCTACTTTGAAGTCTTTGTTTGCTCTGGGTATGTAATCACGTACTTTACGAGATACAGTTTCTGGTGGTTGATCGTAAGGTATCCAACAAGTGGGTGTACCAGTAAAGTCATCTCGTAAGTTCAACTCTTCGTCTTCTCTACGCATCAGAGCGTAAACGTGTCCCAATGCATTTGTTCCTACACCGGCTTCTTCTAAGTTTCTAATGCCGACTGATAGGATGTTGATACAATCTTGTGGCAGTGTAAGATACCTTTGTTGTACTTGACACGTGACTGTTTCAGAACCACTTCCAGTAAAGTGATGTCTTGGTGAGTTGGATGAGTATTTGCTTATCTGTAAGGCCGTACCATTCGCTGCTTGTTTGTCAAGAATGTACAGTCCATTGTTTATGTTCGTTTCGGATCCAGAGATAACGACAACCTCGCCATCGTATTTTATTTGGCCAAACCGGCTTTCGCTAGAGTTCAAAAACGTAGAAGACGACAATGTGACTGCCGCCGAGGGGTATTCTTCTGAATAAGTTGTTTGTGCAATCGTAGCTGCTGTATCAGATACATCTGGCTTCGTATACACATCGACTGATTTTTGGTTGAACTTCCAAGGGTGGGATGTAAAGAACTCAAGATAGATCTCATTTACAATTCGGTTTACTTCATCTTGATAGCTCGTCACTTGTGGGTCGTAGTCGATGATGGACCCAATCATACTTCTCATTTCTTGTAAGTTCATTTATCACCTTTTTGGAAAGAGGGAGAGGCCAAAGAGGCCTCCCCCATTTTTGTGTCGCTTGACTGATAGCTTCTATTAGAAGTTTTTCAGAACAAAGACTCGAGAAGTAGCATCCGAAGATGAAGCTTCAAGAGCGATAGCAACGACGTGAACTTGTTGTGTCACAGCACCGGCACCACCACCGCCAGAACCTTCTTTTTGGTCTGAACGATAAGATGGAGCTTTTTGGAGCTTTCCGTCAGTAGCTAGATACAATCTGTCTCCAGCGGTGACAGCAGTTGCATCACCTTTTACAAGTGCTTCTTCAACGATACCGCGAAGGACAACGTCAATGAAGTCGCCTTGTGCAGCATCAGTTGTGCCAGCGTAAATACCTACTGGACAGTAGTCTGTTCCATCACCTTCAGCAACAACCATAGCACGTTGACCATTGCTCGCTTGACTGATGTCAAGAGATACAGTAGCTCCGGCAGAGATTGCTTCTGATGCGAGAAATTTCTCGGTCTGTACACGGTTTGAAACTGCGTTCGAGTCTTCTCCAACTCCAGTTTCGTCACTTCCGAATAACTTTTGAATTAATGTTGATGTAGCCATGATTTACTCCTATGGGTTAACGTGAAGACCTTGAGAGGCCAAGTGGGTGAAGTAGATCTGCATACGAGTGTAGATGTTAGCTGAACGTGAAGCATAACCTGAAACGTGTTCAAAGTCATCCATCTCGAACTGAGCTGCACTATCAAAAGCAAGCTTGATGTATTCAGTGTTCAAGAAGTAAGCACCGATGATGTTGTCCCCAGTTGGGTCCGTACCAGCACCATTCTGTACAGCTGCACCAAGGAATGGATCTACGTGCAATGAAGCACCGTGGAACATCAATGACAGTCTACCAGCATCGAGCTGTGCATCATCAATGTATCGTTCTTGTTGTTGAACCAAACTCTTGTAAGTAGCAAAGTAATCTTGTGAACAGATAATCAAATCTGGTCCTTTACCATTTGGAGAGTTGATTTGACAAGAGATGTACAAGTCAGTCATGTCCGCGATACTCAAAGTACCAGAACTTGTTTTATACTGATTGTTCAATCTTTCGAAAGTTCCCTTTGCAAGTCCACCAACAGTGTTAGTTTGTGCACCAACTGCTCCATCTTCGATGAAACCAGTTGTAGAACCACCGGCGTTTGTTCCGTTGTGTCCGTTAAGAGAAAGAAGGTTTGTAAGAACAGTTGAACTGTTTGCTACAAGTTGCTTTTCAACTTCACGTTGAAGTGCACCCATAACAGACTTCATACGAGCTTCAAGGATAGATACGATTGCTCTTTCGCCTTTATTACTTAGTTCTTCTGAACGAGTAAGGACGATAGGAGCAACAAAGTCACACCAGTTGAAGCTTGCATTTCGCAAACTGTCTTTGACAGCAAGGTTTACGGGTTCGTATCCGCTGTCTAATTGGGTAATAGAAGAATGCTCTTCTAAGATAAGTGGAACATCTAATTTTTGTCCACCGTCGTAAGTTTCGATACCACCCTTTTCACGCATTGTCTTGAGAAGAGGAGTTGCTTGGAACAACTGATCTACTTCTTCATCAAGAAGAATACGGAGTGTCGAACTTAATACATCATTACTGATAGCCATTTGAGGCCTCCGTTAGTTTAGTTTTTAGTTTCGTGTTTGTCGCTAATAGTTTTATGGTTATCCTCAAAGAGGGTCCGGAACTTGTCTCACGATGCGATCGAGGGTGTGAGGGTTCATTTATAGTATGTATGTTTTCCATAATCACTTCCGAGCTTGCAACCATTTATAGATTTCATAGCCTTTCAGTCCTTTTGGAGGT